TCGTCGACGTGGTCCGGTACGTCGTGCGTTTGGTGGTCGTCGTCGGGGGGGCTTTTCTCGGCGGCGGTCTGGTCCTCGGCGCATTGGCTATCGGATGTAGCGGTGCTGTGCAAGGTCCCGTTTCAGCGGGGCCTCGAGGCCTTTCCTTGTGGGCAGTGCATGCCCTGTCGTATCAATCGAGCGCGTGTGTGGAGCCACCGTCTCGAGCTGGAGTCACGTTTGCACGCGGCGTCTTGCTTCGTGACGCTGACCTACGATCAGGCGCAGGTGCCTCCTGATGGGTCTCTGAAGCCTAAGCATCTGCAGCATTGGCTGAAGCGTGTTCGTCATCGGGTGGCGCCGGTGCGGATTCGCTTCTTCGGTGTGGGTGAGTACGGGGATTCGACGTGGCGGCCGCACTATCACGCGGTGCTGTTCGGTGTGGGTCCCGAGTGTGAAAAGGAGATTGACGAGTCATGGAGAAAGGGTTTCACGAGTGTTTTGCCGGTGAGCCGGGAACTCCTTCGCTACGTCTGCGGTTATGTGACGAAGAAGTACACGAAGAAAGGTGCGGACGTCCTGGAGGGGCGCGAGCCGGAATTTGCGCGAATGAGTTTGCGGCCCGGCATTGGAGCCGGGTCGATGGTTGCGGTGGCGGCTTCTCTGTTCGATGCGCCCGGTGCGGCACTGTTGTCAAGGGATCACGATGTGCCGGCGGTGCTTGGCTCTGGGAAGTCACGCTTGCCTCTGGGACGGTACTTACGGCAGAGGTTGCGCCTTGAGGTCGGCGGCGAGGCGGGGCAGCCGGAAGCGGCCAGGCTGGACTCTGTGGAGAGGATGCGCGAGCTGTACGAGGCGCATGGGCCGTTGGGTAACACGGTTGAAAAGCCGTATGTCGAGTATCAAAGGTCGGCGAGCGTAGTTGCGCGAGCCAAGATTCACTCCAAGAAAGGTTCACTATGAAAAGGTCGAAGTTTTCTCTCTCGCACTACAAGCTCTTGTCCTGTGATATGGGGGAGCTGGTGCCTGTGGGTCTGGTGGAGGTGTTGCCGGGGGATTCGTTGCAACAGGCGACGTCGATGCTGTTGCGTGTGTCTCCGTTGCTGGCTCCTGTCATGCACCCTGTCGAGGCTCGAATTCATCACTGGTTCGTCCCTCATCGGTTGGTCTGGGAGGATTGGGAGGACTTCATCACCGGTGGCCCTGATGGGATGAATGCGTCGGTGTTCCCGACGATCAATGCTCACACCGGCGCGGTGGGCTCGCTGGCGGACTACTTGGGTGTGCCGCCGTCTCTGCCTAACCCGACGAACGTGTCTGCTCTGCCTTTCCGCGGCTATGCGAGGATCTGGAACGAGTGGTATCGCGACCAGGATCTGCAGACGGAGTTGGTGATCGATGTGACGTCGGGTGCTGACACGACGACGAATCAAACTTTGCAGAACGTCGCGTGGGAGAAGGACTACTTCACGTCGGCGCGGCCTTGGACTCAAAAGGGTCCGGAGGTCACTGTGCCGTTTGGTGTCTCGGCGCCGGTGGTCGCCGCGTCCCCTGGGGTGCCTCTGTTCACTCTGGAGGGGACTGGAGGCCGTGTGTTGCAGAACGACGGTGCGACGGATGCGGTCAAGTTCTCTGGTGCTGTTCCTGGGACGACTGGTCCCTTCGTGTGGGATGACCCTCGGCTGGAAGCGGATCTGACCGGTGCCACTGCGGTGTCCATCAACGAGCTACGCGAGGCTTTCGCGATTCAACGTTACGAGGAGGCGCGTGCGCGCTATGGCAGCCGATACACCGAGTACCTCCGTTACCTGGGAGTCCGCTCTAGCGATGCTCGCTTACAGCGTCCTGAGTACCTCGGAGGGGGGAAGCAGACCATTCAGTTTTCGGAAGTGCTTCAGACTGCCGTCACCGACTCCGCTGACCCAGATATTGGTGTCGGTGAGCTTCGTGGTCATGGAATCGGGGCACTGCGTAGCAATCGGTACCGTCGGTTCTTCGAAGAGCACGGGTACATCTTCTCCCTCCTGTCAGTGAAGCCAAAGACGATGTATGCGCAGCAGCTTCCCCGCACGTGGAATCGGCGGACGAAGGAGGACTTCTTTCAGAAGGAGCTGCAGCACATCGGTCAGCAGGAGGTGCTCAACAAAGAGGTCATGGCCTCTCATGGCACGCCGGATGGCGTGTTTGGGTATCAGGATCGGTACGACGAGTACCGCCGTGCTGAGAGCGGCGTCGCGGGTCAATTCCGTACGGATCTGGACTTTTGGCATTACGCGCGGATCTTTGCGTCGGACCCGTCGCTGAATGCTGACTTCGTGAAGTCGGTGCCTACCAAGCGGGTGAACGCTGTCACGTCGGAGGACGTGTTGTGGATCATGGCCAATCACTCGATCCAGGCGCGTCGTCTGGTCGCTGGCTCTGGAAAGAGCTTCATTGTTTAACGGGGGCGTCATGCTGAATGAAAAAGGGCACGAGGTGCTGGATAGCACCCCAATCGCTCGAACCGTAGGGTTCGAGCGCCCACCGTCGATGCAGGAGCTCATTCAACGCTACGTGCGGACAGAGCTCTCGCGTCAAGCTGCTCAAGCGGGCGCGGAAACCTTCGAGGAGGCGGATGACTTCGATGTCGATGACGACATCGAGCTGAAATCTCGCTACGAGGTCGACGAGTCGCTACCTCGCTGGAAGGAGGACGATGCAAGGCGTCAGGCCGTCGAGGCGGCTGAGGCTCGTTTCCTTCGGAAGCAACAGGCTCGATCGGAGCCTGGATCTGGAGCTGGTGGCGAGCGCAGCGAGCTGGAGGCGGCGCCCGAGGCGCGGCCAGTCGGGAAAGCTCCCGGCAGTACACTATCTACTTGATGTGTACTGTGCTAGGTGACCGGTGAGCAGGCGTAGCCGTAGGACCTCACGACAGACCCGGCGCGTTGCCCTTGACAACGCTAGTCGTCTGCTCGGGTCTGACTCATGGCTCACCGGGTTTTTACCTAGCTCTTCTCTTGCGGCGATCGACGGCGATCGCCGCTTCTTTTTTCCGTCTTCTCCTCCGCTGGAGCCCTACGAGCCCGCTAGGCGCGTTTTTGGTCGTGCGGCTAGGGTAGTAGCGGCCCCCCCCCGGAAATCTCAACCACGGTCGTCCTGGCGAGCCGCGAGGCTATCGCCGCCCGTGGGTATTGCCTTCGAGCGGCCGGGGTCGGTGTCGGTGTGTGTTCGGCGGCAGCGCCGGAAGGAGGTGCTTTTTGCCAAAGGACGCGCAGGCGGATCTGTTCGGGACTTCAAGCCCCGACGCATGTCGGAGTTCTCATCAATCTCCTGTAGGGGGTAGTCATGGTTTGGCCAGCGTTGATCGGAGCGGCGGCCGGCTTGGCCGGCGCCGCGTTGTCGAATCGAGCGAATCGGTCTCAGGCGGAAAGTCAAGAGGCCACGCAGCGCGAGTTCGCGCAGATGGGTATTCGGTGGAAGGTGGCCGACGCGAAAGCGGCTGGCATCCACCCTTTGTATGCGTTGGGTGCATCCACGCATTCGTACTCGCCGATCGCTATCCAGGACCAGTTGGGCCCTGCTATGGCGTCTGCAGGTCAGGACGTGTCTCGGGCGGTGTACGCGACTCGGACGCAGGCTGAGCGTGAGCAGTCGGCGAGGTTGGCCGCTGAGCAGTTCAGGATTTCGGAGCGCCGCGCTGAGGCGGATCACTCGGCGCGGTTGGCTCTTTCGGCGGCAGAGTTGGAAGGGCGTGCGTTGAACAATGAGCTGTTGCGGCAGCAGCTGCGCCGGGCCGGTGCTGCGGGCACCGGTCCGGCAATGCCGCACGCTGTTCGTCCGGTGCCTCAGTTGGACGCTGTGGAGATCAAGCCGTCGGCTCAGTTCTCGCGGGATCCCGAGGTTGCGGGTCGCGAGGCTTCGCGTGGTGGTGGTAAGCCCGCGATGGTTCCATACCGTGTTGGTGGCAACAGGATGGGCTTCACGCTTGATGTGCCGTCGTCGGAGTTCGGCGAGGGTCTGGAAGGCGGCGGGCCCGCCGCTTGGCTGCTGGGTGCGATGGGTATCGGCGGTCACTACTTGGGCAAGGGCATGGATTGGCTCACCGATAACTACGGTGGGCGTGAGCTGCAACGCAGGACCTATCAGTTCCTGCAGAACCAGGGCGTTTATCCCCGCCGCAAAGGGATGTAACTTGAAAAAGGAGCTGTCATGCGGTTTCGTCGGAGGTCTTCGTTTCGTCGACGTGGTCCGGTACGTCGTGCGTTTGGTGGTCGTCGTCGGGGGGGCTTTTCTCGGCGGCGGTCTGGTCCTCGGCGCATTGGCTATCGGATGTAGCGGTGCTGTGCAAGGTCCCGT